GGCCTTTGAGAAACCAATCCTCTCGATTGAAAACTTCCCAGAGGAGTATTAAAAAAGGCCGGCTACTTTCACATAACCGGCCGAGCTACTTCTACCTATCACAAATTAAAAGGGTAAATCATCCGGTATATCGTTTAAGTCGATGTTCTTAGTAGGATTTGCCGGCGCTGATTCCGATTTCCCTCCGAGCATTTCCATATTCCAGGCTCTTATCTCGGTGGTATAGACTTTTCGGCCATCTTTCTCATATTCTCTCGTTTCTATCTCTCCCTCGATCATAACCTTATCTCCTTTGTGTAGATACTTCTCTATTATCTCCGCGAGTTTATCCCAAGCGACTATCCGATGCCATTCGGTTTTATCCTCTCCTTTTACTTTTTTAGAGGTAGCGAGTGAGAAGTTGGCAACCGATATTCCGGATTGAGTTTTTCTGATTTCGGGTTCTTTGCCGACATTCCCGATGAGTATTGCTTTATTCATATAGCGTATTTAAGTGTTGATTGATATTTGGGTGGATGAGTAAACGGCCATTGCCGGCGCAACTCCTGGAGGTTGTAAAGCTCTAATTTATACGAACTATGCACAACTCCATCTACATTCTTTTTATGATTTTCGATAGGATAGCCATATTTGACTCGTAAGTCGCTTATTCTTGTTCCTACCTTATAACATTCGCTTTTACATACTTTGGCCGTATACGAGCGAATTTGGGCTATTGAAACCCATTTCCCATTGTTTTGTAGCAAATAGATTAGTATAGCGGTGTTGTGAGTCATAATTGTATTCCTTTTTCTTTTGCGAGGATCTCGGCTTGCTTCTTAAACTCCCGAGCAACATCCATTACTTCCGATTTATTGATTTTATACAATGATCTGGAGAGGTTAGTAAGAAACTCCGCCGTTCCCTCTCCATAAAGTAAGTCAATTTCTTTGCCATGCTTGTATTGCTCTCCTGCGCCGTACTGGTTGCATTTTTGACATTGAGCGTGAGCGTTATGCACGTTCCATCTTGTTATATTATACCTCCTAGATTGAAAATGGCCGGCATCCATATCCTTCCAATGCTTTACGGTATCGCACGTTATGCACTTACACATACCGTTCATATTGGCATCTCTTATCCTTATATACTTAGAGAACCATTCATCGGCGGTTTTTTTGGCGGAGGATAGATTTTTGCTTCTATTTAATCCCATCGTTCTCCTTTAGTAGCTCAAAGAATATCGGTAGAATAACCATAATCAATAATAGATAAATTAGTAGTTCCATTTTTTTCCGGTGAAGGTGATTTCGATTGTAGTTGGTGAAATGTGTTTTAACTCCAACTCAATCCCTTTGTTTTTTCTCATTTTTTTAATGCGCACAATGAGATCCGTTTTATTGATAGAGCGGAGTTTAATCTTTGGATAAGTGGTGGCGGTATTAACCCAAGCACGAAACTCTAGCTCACCAAAAGAATCTCCATCAAATACTCCTCCAAAGTCGGGTGGTGTTTGGGTATCAAAAATTATCTTGTTCATTCTCTAAAAAGGTTGATGTACTCTCTACATCTTTTCTCCCATTCTATCTCGAATTGCTCCATCAATATGGCGTATTTAACTTTATTATAGAAGTAATTGAGTATGAGCGCGGTAATCATTCCAAGTGTAAAGTTCATAATTGTATCTCTATTTTATTGTTTTTGTGGTGGATGGTATATCCCAAATCGGTCAACACATGAGCATCCTTAATGGAGATGTCCTCTAGTGTTACAGAGGCATAATTCTTTCCGTATGCCTTAGCTATTTTTTCCCTTGTCTTTTCGGACAGAGGGGTATGGTAGGTTATATGTTTAAATTCGGTGTAAGTCATAAGCAAAACCGAGAGAGCCAAAGCCCTCCCGGATCATCATACAGTGCCTAACTTCCGGATTCTCCGGAAAAAGCCTAGAGCCGTTCAAAACCCTAGACATTGGTTTAGTCAATATATTTTTTAATGTACTCCTTTATGAGCCATTTCATTGTACGCCCATCTTTTTTAGCCTTCTGTAAAAATGCCTCTTTCAATTTCGGATCAACTTCGATTGTAATTCTTACTTTTTCCATTTGTTGTTTTATTATTGGTTCAAGGGCATGATAAATAATTTTGTGTTTATTGTCAAACTTTTTATATTTGATTGTCAACATTAAACAAACAGAAATACAATGAATCATTATCAATTATTGACAGATTACCAGGAGGGCAACATAAAAGCCTCCAAAGCATACATCCAACTCCGAGCATTAAAAAGCGAGTTGGAGGAAGTCATCAAAGAGGTAGAGGATGGCTTGGTGGATGAGGTAACACGAATGGGCAACGAGGACTTAGTTGTCGATGGCTACAAAATCTCTCACATGAAAGGCCGTACATCCTTAGACTATAAAGTGAGTGATGTATGGAATGAGTACAAAGAATCCCTCAAGCTAGTAGAGGAGAAGCTCAAGCAAGCAACTAAGTTAAAGGTTGATATAGTTGATCCGGAGAGTGGTGAGGTATATGAGCCATTACCGGTACGATATGGAAAGGGATATATCAAAATGGAACGCGCTCCTAAAACTTTAGTGGAGATACTATAATGAGCATCTATAAAAAATTATTTAAGATTACAAGCACAATGGACAAGATGAAGAAGGATTCAACGAATCCATTCTTTAACTCTAAGTACTTCGATGTAAACCAACTCATCGAGGCAGTACGGCCGGCGCTTATCGCGGAGGATTTATTATTACTCCAACCAATAGAGAACGGCGCGGTGGGTACAAGAATTGTTGATGTTGACTCGGGAGATTCGGTGGAGGCTTTTATACCTCTGCCGGATTTATCCGATCCACAGAAAATAGGTTCGGCCGTTACTTATTACCGGAGATATACGCTCCAGTCGCTTCTAGGGATAGAGGCGGAGGATGATGATGGTAACCTAGCCTCACATGGCGCTCGTAAGCCACAAGCCAAAAATATCAAGGCTGATGATGACGATAAGGTATGGCTCAATGAAGGGATGCCGGAATGGGAGAAAGCGGAGGAATGGGTAAGGGATGGAGGCAATCCAAAACGACTCCGCGACAAATACAAAGTCAACAAACAGAACTTTGATTACTTTTTATCAATAGCTAAATAATAACCGGAGGCTTCGGCCTCCATAAATCAAGGACAAAAAAATGAGTATAAATTGGGAACTCATAAATCCAAATAAAAATAGAAAAAGAAGAGGATGTGATGGAGTCGTAAGTTTCGGCACATCTAACAAAGGCAACGCAACTTACTATCTTAGCTTTTATCAAAGCGGATATGAGAAGCTAAACAATGCCAAAAAATTATCTTTAGGTTTCAATGAAACAAAGGTATATGTAACTAATAAAACAACGCCAAAAATGTTTACCGTTACTCCAACCGGAAAGAGCGGAAACATTAACAATAAAACGGTATGCGAAAAGGTTATCGAATACTTAACCCATCAATCGCCGGAAAATTGGGCGCATACAATGGTGTATATTGATTTAGTTCAACAAAAAGCCGATCCGGATATTTATGAGATTGTGTTACATCAATCAACTGATGAGTACGGCTTTCTTGTATGAGGCTAGTTAAAACGTCAATGGGTTTATCTCCATATACCGATGAGGATGCGGTTGAGTTGCGCCGAGTTGGTATTGGAGATATACTCCAGGCCAAAGCATTAGATCAAAGGAACGTTCAACATCATCGTAAATTCTTTGCATTGATTCGAGTCGTATATGATAATATGCCGGAGCAATTCGATAGGCATTTCCCAACGCAAGACGATTTAAGGCACGAACTCATTAAGAGGGCAGGCTTTTATAAGGAGTACATCGATCTAAAGGGAAACAAGCAATACAGAGCCGAGAGCATATCATTTGATAGTATGGGCCAAAAGAGGTTCGATGATCTATACAATAAAGTGTTGGATGTAGTGGTACAATGGTTTCTCTTTGATAGGGATGTTTTAGAAGGTGAAATTATGCAATTTGCAGATTAAACCGTATATTTTACAATCAACTTTAATTACGGATAAGACTTTGGCGGATGCAGAACGCTTAACTCTTGTCCTTTCCAATCGGGAATCTTTGGGATAGTGTCTGCATCACTTCCTGGAGATTCCTTTTTTTATAGCTATGAAACAACCAAAAGGATGGATAAGCCTACATAGAACGATTGAGGATCATTGGCTTTATCCTAAAAACAGAGAATTCACTAAGTACGAAGCTTGGATTGATATACTACTAGAAACCAATCACTCCGAGCAAAAGGTACTCATTAAAGACGCGCTAATAACTTGCAAAAGAGGCGAATCTATACGCTCAATGAAAGAGTGGGCAAAGCGTTGGAATTGGAGTAAATCTAAGGTAAAGCGTTTTTTTGATTTGTTACAAAGTGATTCAATGATTGAATACGAAAGTGTTCAAGTTACGACACACCTAACTGTTTGCAACTACGATAGTTATCAAGATTCGCGGAACGCAACTGAAACGCAACTGAAACGCAAACGAAACGCAAGTGAAACGCAGACGAACACAAACAATAATGTTAATAAAGCTAATAACGTAAATAATGGGAATAATATATATACGTTCGATTTGTTTTGGGATGCTTACGGTAAAAAAGTAGATAGGAAAAAATGTGAGAGTAAGTGGAACAATCTACCACAAAAGGACAAGGCTCTCATCTTAGAGTTTATCCCTATTTACCAAGCGCATCAACCAGACGAGCAATACCGGAAAAATCCATATACTTTCCTCAACTCCGAAATATGGACAGAGGATTGGAACAACTATCAACCAAAAGAACAATACAATGACTCAAGCAATGACTTCTATCAACAACTCTCCGAACTCGAGCGAATCAATGAAGTACAACGACACAATGAGCCGGAGGGAACTTCTCCAGTCAACATTTACCAACTTCGAGGCCGATAAGGATTTGCTTACTAGCATCTATCAATTACACGAATATCTCGGAGCGACTAAAAACCTTCCAACTCATCACGATAAAAAGCAACAAACCGCTATCAGAGCGGAGTACTTCAACCAATGGATGATCCATACCATCATCAAGAACAACCGACTCCCATTAGACGTACCTATTGGATTTATCTTTGTAGAGTTTGCCAATGGCTTAGTATCAGGCCAATACGAGAGGAAAGGTAATAACATCGCAACCTTTGTCGAGGCGATGAGTAAAGCCGTTGATGACATAGTAAGAGAGTGGAACAAGAGAAACGAGCCGTTGAAGCTACCGGAGAAAAAAGGAACGAAACTGGAGAGCCTGCCGGATCACACGATTAGAAATTTATTTCAGACAATCCAAATGATAGGAGGCGCACAATTCAATCCTTTGTTCCAAAATAGCAAAGCGGAATCATACTTCAATAGGCTTAAATCGGAGTATGAGGCACGATTTAAAAAATAATTGCACTTTTTTTTGATAAAGTATTGACAATGAATTAACAATCGTGTACTTTTATATCAAGTTAAACATCAACAAATACACGATACAATGACAATTACAGAAAACGAATTCACAGTATTACAAGCAATCGCGCAAAATATAATGGGTAACGCTGATGGCGATATACCAGAAAGCGCTGATGAAGCCGGTACATTACTTTGGACAATATCGGATGATTTTTATGCTCAATTATTAGAAGGACAAACAATGCCGGAAGGTAAATCATTAAGCGGTGTAATATCAAGCCTTACCAAAAAAGGATTAGTTGAAACAGACGAAGGCGATCCTACTTGTATTCCCTTTAACGAAAGCATTGGCATACATCATACTGAAAAAGGCTTTGATATTTGGAAAGCTGAATTTGATAAAAGAAAATAAACATCAACCCGGAGGCTTCGGCCTCCCTTAATTACGATACAATGAAAGCACAAGAATTGATTAACCAACTACAAAACGAAATAGATCATTATAGAGCAACAATCGATGATCGACACAAAAGAATTAGCGAAGGTTTAACCGATATGGATGACTGTTATATATCTCAAAGAATGAACTCGTTACACATTGATTTGGCTCAAACAAAAATTGAGATTCTTGAAAACAATGGATTCGCTCAATTTGATGTTTTACGCGATATTGAAACCGATGAAATAATAAGCAAAAAAGAGGTTCTCGGTCAATACGGAGTATGCCACTTAATAGATGATGAGTACGTTTCTAAGTTTGGCAGATTCGTGGGGTGCGCTAAAAAAGAATCTACATATACCAAGAAAGGGCTAAAACAAGATGTGGCGCAACTCCCTGCTTGGGCTACCACTAAAGCCAATGGATCGGGAATGTATGGCGCTTATATGTCAAGCGTAGTAGTATTTCCTTCAAAAAAGAATTACGCAGTTTAAACATCAACCCGGAGGCTTCGGCCTCCCTTAATTACACTACTATGATATTATTAACAAGCATTCAGCACGTACTAGACGAATCAGATATGACAGTATATCCGGCAGGATTAGCAGGAGAGCCTATTGTTTCAATGGGTAAAGATTGGAGAGATTTAGAGGCAGAGCATTGGGAGAACATATCGGGTAAAGATCAATCCACTATTTTTTATCACGATGCAATGTTAGAACTTCATATCGAGTTTGAAAGCAAGCGCCGAGAACTCAAAAGAAGATGGAGGTTAGAATGATTTGGATGAAGCTGAAAGATATACCAATGCACGAAGGTATGAGATACTGCGCCGTGTGTTGGTTTAACAATAACACAAACAAATTCTCATACTACTCGATACCTCACGAAACTAAAAAAGGCTTCGTCAAAAGAGTAGTCAAAACCATAAGACACGAATTTAACCTTAAACCGGAGATAATATGAAAGCGATACTAGGTATAACCTTCTTGATAGTTCTAGCCTTAGAAACCGAATCCTTCGGCGCTATGGCCTTACAAATCGGAATGATACTAGCGATAACTGCAATTTTCTACGCAATAGACAAAAGAGATGAACGGATTCACAGATTAAAATCAGATTATTGGAGCGAAAAATGACTCAAGCAATGAAAGAAGAACAAGAAGTTTGGGATTGGCTACAAAATCAAAACCTTACAAGAGTAATGCAAAAAACCGGAGTTACTATGAGCCGATTGCATTATTTTAGATCCGGTAAAGCAAAGTACGCAAGTTTTCAAGTGGTGAGAGCCGTAATGCTATTAATGGAGAAGGAGAAATGAGTTATTTCAATCTAACCGAGTTTATCAAAGATGAGCAACTCGATCATCCACAGATAGGCGATAGAAACATCATCCCAAAGATTAAAACTTGGATTGACGAGCTTAACAAGGTACGTTCTCTAGTAGGCTTCCCCATCAAGATTACCGACTCCGTTCGTTTTGGGCAAGGTACAAGCCAACACTATTTCAACGGCGCAGGAGCAATAGATTTGAGGCCATCACTCACAAACTACGATACATTCAACCGGTTACTTTTAGCCCTATATGCAAACCCAAACATCAACCGGATATGTTACTATCCTCCAGGAGAACTCTTTCCTTACGGAGGCTTTCACGTTGACAAGAAACACAGAGGCAAGCATCTCTTTATTTCCAATCGGGATAAGGTAGAATGGGAACATATAGAATTATACGAGATTGTTAAAATCATAGAATAGACTTTCGATAGATTGTAAAAAGTTGTAAATTTGTATAAAACAACTTCACTATGCAAATAATCGACTCAAAGGCAATTTTCGGGATATTCGGCACAATAACAACCTGGATGATTTCTCTCATCGAGGGAAGCCTAGCGGAAACAATAATCGTAAATCCATCCATCGTATCGGCAACGGCCGTTGCGGTGTATATGTTAGTGAAGGCATACAATGAATACCAAAAAGGTAAAATCGAGCGCGACCAAATGTAAACTTTGCAAGGATCATTATCACGATCTCAATCTTTGCTCTGATACAAAATGCTTTCACAATCTCGACATCAATTTACGCACAGTAAAGCAGACTCCTCTCCCTCCGATTAAACGCTCCCTCCCTTCTCGGATTAAGAAAAAACTCTCGAATATCAATCCGTTCCAAAAATTCGTATATTTCCTTATAACAACAATCGCAACATCTCTCGGGATTAACCTCGCAGGGATAAGACAACTACTCGAAATGGAATTTACAGAATTAACTATCGTACAATTTGCCATCTATGTAATCGGCTTGGTTGGAATGTTTGCTCTAGGCCTACTCAAAACCGGGCCAGGTATCAAAGCTAAACTCAATGTATTAGTTGAGTACCTATCGGAAGAACTTATCAAAGCAACCGATGAGGCAAGCGATGCCGGACAGAAGGTAACTAAGCAAGAGATACTCTCGATTGTAGAGGGTGCAGTTAAAGCCGTTTTTAAATGAAAGTAGGAAGGCCTCTAAAATATAAAACCGTTGAGGAGTTACAAGAGGCAATCGATGCTTACTTTGCTCTCAATCCGGAGAGGCCAACCGTTACCGGACTCGCCCTAGAGTTAGGCTTTACAGATAGAAGGAGTCTATACGATTACAAAGAAAGGGAAGTATTTTCTCACACTATTAAAAAAGCTATACTCAAAATCGAATCAATGCACGAAGCCAATCTATACAACGGCGCATCAGGTGGCTCGATATTTTGGCTAAAGAATAGAGAATGGACAGATAAGCAGGAGCAAGTACATAGCGGATCACTTCCGCCAATCAGAATGGAGATAGTGGATGGAAGTAAACCGAAAGATTCTAAACAGTCTGACGAGCGATAAACCAATCGTTGTACATCAAGGCGGAACATCATCGGGTAAGACTTATGGCATACTCCAGTATCTTTTTGGAGTCGGCGCAAATAATGACAACGAAGTAATTACGGTTGTCGCGGAGGATGTACCGAATCTAAAGTCCGGCGCTTATCGGGATGCCAAAAATATATGGGCCGACAATGATAACATCAAAGCATGGTGGCCCTATCTCAACGAGAGCGATAGATTATTCAAATGTGTAAATGGTTCGGTAATCGAGTTTAAGTCATTCCAGGATGAGTATGATGCTCGGAGTGGGAAAAGAGATAGAGCATTCTTTAACGAGGCGAACGCGATTAAATACGGTATATTTGAGCAAATCAACCTCCGAACATCCAAGCAAACGATTATCGATTTCAACCCAAGTGCTAGGTTTTGGGCGCACGATAAACTAGAGGGAAGGGATGATGTCGAGTGGGTAATCACTACGTTTCAAGATAACATCCGGCATCTATCTCCTTCGATAGTCGATAAGATTAAAAGCTACGAGCCAACTCCCGAGAACATTAAGAGAGGAACGGCCAACGAGTATCGGTGGATGGTATATGGAGAGGGTAAAGTCGGCCGGTTGGATGGACTTGTCTTTCCTCACTTTCAAACATCGAGCGAATGGCCGGAGGA